GTGGCTGAGGAGATGGGTGCCGAGCGCATCTTCGGCATGGACATCAACCCAGAGCACGTCACGACAACCAATCGCCGGCTGCAAACAGCCCGGAACATCCAAGCGCTGAGGGAGAAGGAGACATGAGCTATCCCAGAGTAGTGCGGAACCTTAACCTGAAGCCTACAGGACAATCACGCACCTTAATGCCCTCCCCCGTGGGCATCTGCGGCTACAAGGGCGCTGGCAAGACAACCGCTGCGCTTGCCCTCCGAGCCAAAGACTACCGCAGTGTCCCCTTCACCTTGCCCCTCAAGCGAATGCTCTTGGCCTTCGGCCTAAGCGAGGAGCAAATCAACGGCAGGCTCAAGGAGAGCCCCACCACACTCCTCTGCGGCAAGACCCCTAGATGGGCCATGCAGTCCCTGGGGGTCGAGTGGGGCCACAAGCTGATCCACGAGGACATCTGGCTCGCCGCATGGGAAGCCGAGGTCGAGCGCTCCAATGACGAGGGGGATGACCCAGTCGTGGTGGACGACCTGCGCTTTCACAACGAGGCCAGACGTATCATTGACCTTGGCGGGATCATCATCTATATCTCCCGCGAAGGCTGTGGCCCCAGCGACCATTCCACCGAGACCGAGGCCGCGAGGCTCTACCGTGACTTCGTAATCGTCAACGACCAAGACCTGGAGTACATTGATGCTTGCATTGGAGGAATACTGGAATGCTGCACCCGTACCCCCAACAATCGTCCCGGGCTCTAAGGCGCTCTTCTTAGCTGAGGCCCCCGGCGCCGAGGAAGATGTCCTTGGCGAGGTCCTGATTGGGGAGTCTGGCAAGGAGTGCACAGAGATGCTGTCCGCCGCGGGCATCCCCCGCAGCACTGTCAGCCTTGCCAACGTGCTCCCACGCCGGCCAATGCAGAACAACCTCAAGAGCCTCTGCGTTAAGAAGGCAGAGGTCCCGGCCAGCTATACCTACCCTCCAGTATCCGGCCAAGGTAATTACCTCCACCCCGAAGTCCTCAACGACGCGCTTCCCAAGCTGCGAAGGCTCCTTGAAGAGCTCAAGCCCAACCTTGTCGTAGCCATGGGCAACACTGCCCTGTGGGCTATGTGCCAGGTCACCGGGATCAACAAATACCGAGGCACTGTGCTGCCAGCCCAGTTGGTCCCAGGCCTCAAGGTCCTGCCTACCTTCCACCCAGCCTATATCCTGCGAGTGTGGAAAGAGCGTGTGGTCCTGGTCTCTGACTTCATCCGCGCGCGCCAGGAGCTCCAGTACCCTGACATCCGCAAGACCTCTCGAAAGATATGGATTGAGCCCACCTTGGGAGACCTGGATACATTCCAGCGGGAACATCTCCAGGGCGCCGAGGTTGTGTCCTGCGACATCGAGACTTTCCGCCGGCAGATCACCTGCATAGGCTTCGCGCCCAACCGGGGGCACACCCTGGTCGTCCCCTTTGTAGACCGGGGCAAGGAAAACTGCAGCTATTGGGAGACCCCTGAGGACGAAGCCCGCGCGTGGAGGTGGGTGCGGAACCTCCTTGAAGGTCCCACCCCGCTGGTATTCCAGAACGGCCTCTACGACTTGCAGTACCTGGCCCTCTATGGCTTCCGTCCCACCCGGTTCCTGCACGACACCATGCTAATGCACCACGCGCTGCATCCCGAGATGAAGAAGTCCTTGGGCTTCCTGGGCTCCCTGTACACTCAGGAGGGCGGCAGCTTCAAGCTGTTCAACCCCAAAGGGTCTGACCACTTCAAGCGAGAGGATACCTGATGTCAACATTCGAGCAGATCGCCAAGGAACGCCAGGTCGTAGTGCATTCCCACATCTCATCCGCGGTTGCCAACTCCAACCAGGGCACCAAGCTGGCCATCGGGATGCACACTGAGGGACTGTCTACCCCGGACAAGGTCCCTGGTCAGCTAACCCAAATCCAGGTCATCATTATGTCTGTCGCGGAAGCCGAGCACTTCCTGGTCGGTGTGCAGAAGGTTCTGTCGAGAGTCCGCGCAACACAGCTGAGAGACAAGGGATGAAGGGGCACACGTTCTTTAATCTGTTCAGGTACGGCCTCAGCTGTTCCCTGAACGAGGGACGGTTTCCCAATTTTCATCTGACTATTAACAACAAGCACACGAGTATCCAGTTCTACTTCTACATAGCCATCACGAACAGACTACGTTTCTATGCTATGAAGCCCTGGAGACAACCTTGGAAACTGCACGTTGGAAGGATGGAGTCATGGATCGACCCAAGGTTAGTCGGATGAAGTCCCTGGTCATCATCGAGTCCCCCTACGCTGGTGAGATCGAACGCAACACCCTGTATGCCTGCCGCGCCATGCTGGACTCTCTCGACACAGGAGAGGCCCCCATCGCCAGCCATCTCCTGTACACCCAGATGCTTGACGACAACATCCCTGAACACCGCGCGCTCGGCATCGCCTGCGGCCTTGCATGGCGCAGGGTCACTGACTACGCTGTGTTCTACATGGACTACGGGATGTCCAGCGGAATGCTTGAGGCCAAGGAGCTGTATGACAAAGAGGGACGCGGCTACGTCGAGCGCTTCATAGGAGAGAACCCCACCTGATGGCCCGCATTATAGACTCAGCCAACCTCAAGCAGAAACTCAACGGCCAGATCGAAGGCTTTGCCGCGGAGCAACAGCTCTGGATATACAACGGCATGGACTGCACAGTAACCCGTGAGGTCCTGGACTCCCTACAGCCCCAACTCGACCACGAAACCGCTAAGACCTATGAGTTCGAGCGCCTGATGTGCATCCCCGCTATGGCTATGATGCGCCGGGGAGTGCTCACCAGCAGTGCATACAGGTCTGAGCTCGTAGGGTACTTCCAAAAGCGAATGGCCAAGGTCCAGAATGTCCTGGACACAATGGCCAGGGCTGTCTGGGACAAGGGGCTGAACTACAACTCCTCGAAGCAACTCCAGGAGTTCTTCTATGACACGATGATGCTCCCACCTATATATGTTTCCGAGAAGGGCGTCCGTCGCAGGTCCTGTAACCGTGAGGCCCTGGAGCAGCTGGAGATCTACCTGTACGCCCGGCCATTCATCCGGGCTATCCTTTCTCTCCGTGAGATGAAGAAGAAGCTCCAGGTCCTCCTTGCAGGCATCGACGAGGACAAGCGTCTCCGTACCTCCTTCAACGTGGGCGCAACGGAAACCGGGCGCTGGTCCTCCAGCCATAACGCCTTCGGCACCGGGGACTCTCTCCACCAGGTCACCGAGGTCATCCGCCGGCTGTTCATCGCAGACCCTGGACACATCCTCGTCAGCGTTGACCTCAAGGGCGCCGAGTCTTGGGGTATGGCGGGCCTCTCCGGAGACAGGAAGTACCTGGCAGCCTGTGAGTCTGGCGATGTCCACACCGCTGCGGCCAAGATGATGTGGCCTGAGCTCCCATGGACCGGGGACCTTCGTCTGGACCGTGAGCTCTCTGAGGAGATCTACTACCGCCACTTTTCCCGCAGAGACATGACCAAACGTGGGGGCCATGCCACCAACTACATTGGCTCTGCATGGGGCATTGCCAAGAAGCTCCAGATCGAGCAGCAGGTGGTCGCCGAGTTCCAGCGGGCATATCTCAAACTCTTTCACGGTATCGACGAGTACCACACAAAGACCTCCGAGGAGCTCGTTCTGGGAGAAGACTTCGGAGGTAATCGCGGGGCGCCCCGCCAGCTTCGCACTCCCATGGGCCGACGCAGGACCTTCTTCGGCCGTCCCTGGGACGACGCCACCGTGCGCGAGGCAGTTGCGTACCGCCCGCAGTCGCTGATTTCCGATGTACTCAAACTCGGAATGCTGTGGGTGTACCAGGAACTGGAGCCAACCTTCCAGCTACTTCAAGAAGGCCACGACTCAATCCTGGGCCAGGTTCCAGAGGCTCGGGTTGAGGAACTGGTAGAACGCGCGCTCCTCCTCATGACCATCCCCATCAAATTCCGCTCAGGCATGGAGTTCGCAATACCTCTTGAGGCTTCCGTAGGCTACAACTGGTCCAAGGCGGACCCAAAGCGCAAGCGTTTCAAAGACGGCAACCCGGGTGGACTGGTAGATTGGGAGGACTACAAGAGTGGAAAAGCTACGCCCAAACGAGAGAGTGCTTCCCTCTTGGATCAAAGGCTTTCTGGCATACTGCAATGAGACTGTTGCCCCGATACATTACCTGGAGTGGTCTGCGGCCCACGCTATTGCGGCTGCTCTGCAGAGGAAAGCCTGGGTCACCTACAACGGCGAAAGACTCTACTCCAACCTCTTCATCCTACTTGTGGGACCCCCACGGATTGGTAAGTCCACAGCAATCAAGCGCGTCAGGCGCCCGATGGAAAAGGTCAAAGACATCAAGATCGCAGCAGACTCAGTCACCAAGGAGCAACTCTACGTAGCCATGGAGAAAGTCTCTAATTCCCTGGCGCATGTAGATCTCCCAAGCATTCCAGGGCTGTACAACCATGCCTCCTACAACATCACCAATACAGAGTTTGGGGTGATGCTCTCCAAGGAGGACAAGCAGTTTATGCTTGCCCTCTGCAAGATGTATGATTGCGAGGACACCTTCCGCCACGAGATAAAGACTGGGGACAGCTCCCATATCGAGAATGTGTTTCTGAATATGATCGGCGCGGCCACCCTGGTAGGCCTCCGTGATATTCTTCCAGAGGCCGCCTTCCAGACCGGCTTTGCCGCGCGCCTCAACCTTGTCTATGCCTCCGAAAAACGCGGAGCCCACAAGCCCACCCTGGGTGAGGACCCAGAGGAGAAGATGACCGAGGACTCCGGGGATGCCGAGCTCTCCAAGGCCCTGCGGCGGGACCTCAATAGTGTGCACAAGCTGTCCGGGCCTTTCGCTTTCGCCCCTGAAGCCCGCGCGGCATTCTTCAGCTGGCTTGAGAGCGGGATGCATCCGAAGGTCACGCATATGCAGTTCGCCTCCTACAACGATGCCAGGGATATCCACCTGCTCAAGCTGGCCATGGTGCATTCCGCTGCAGTCAGCAATGACATGATTATCACCATGCAGAACTTCCTCGACGCCAAGGACATGCTGGAGCGTAACGAAGCACTCATGCCGCAGGCTATCACCTACGTTGGAGCCAACGAGCAGCAGGCCTACATCGAGGAGGCCCTGAGGTTCATCGCCACCGAGTATGTCCGCAGAGGGATGAAGCCAGTCCCTGCATACCTGGTGCGCCAGCAGATCTCCCCCAGGATACCTGTCCAGTTTATCCGCTATGTGATGAACGAGATCGGCTATCAGGGCCTTGCGGAAATCATAGGCGAACCACCACACCACGCGTTCAAGCCTAAGTCTGCGCTGGTACTTGAGGCTGAACACAAAGAGACAGGGGGAGGGCAATGACAAAACAGTACCCGGAAGCTAGGCCATTGCGCTGCGCGAAATGCAACGCGAGAAGCAGGGTCTACACAACAGAGCACCAGGTTGGCAAATGCAAGCGCTATCGTAAGTGTCCCGGCTGTGGAGAGAAATGGATTACGATAGAGGTCAATCAGAAAGACTACAAAGACCTCGTTCGCCGAGCCCTGATTGTCGAGGGAATAGCTGCACAGATCAACACAGACTTAGAGCAGAAATTAGTTGCTGCACTGGAAAGGATAGGAAATGGCTAACGGCGCAGCCCCACGGCGGCTGCGCGTCCCTATTGAATGGGGCGGTGACTGGCGCAGCTTCAAGGACGGGCCACACTGGCAACTGCCTTGGGCAGAGTATCCTATCACAGCCACGGGTGCTGGCTCAGATAGTAGCTGACCATCACGATAGTAGGCGCGGCGTAGTAAGCAACGGCAGCGACAGCCAGGGCACAGAGCAGTATCATTCAGGCTCGAGCCCCGACTCCACTTCCGGCCTCGGTGCCCAGATGTTGATGTTCCTGGTCCCACACAGGAGCCGGAAGCCAGCGCGGAAGTCATACCCGCGCTGGTCGATCTGTCTGCTCAGCACGTCCATCGGCATTGAGCAGAACCGATCAATCACCCCGTTGATAGCCACGTCAACTTCCACCTGTGCCGCCGCATCCAGGGCCTTGAGTTCCGCCTCATAGCGAGAGCAACCAGCGAGCAGGAACAGGGCGAACACTAATACTATTGTCTTCATGGATGCCAACTCCCTTTAACCGCATGCTCAGCCTCATGCCAAGCCGCACACATCAACTCCCTCGAAACCTGCCCGGCCGGCAACCAAACGATAATCTTATTCTCGAAGTAGAACGTAACCGCCAGTGCATTCGGCCCCTTCTTCTCTCTAATCTTATCAAGCGGCATGAACACTAACACCACCCGGGTATAGTCTGGAATAATCAGCTCCTTACTCGGCGGGAACTTCAAGAACTCACACGCAAAGGGGTCCTGGCCGGGCGGGGAGGGATCAGCACACCCGGCCAGGAACAATACGAACGCTAGCAGGAGCGCTCGCATCAACGATCTTTACCGATAGCCGCAACAATCCCAGCGATAGCCAAGCCGGCGGCCACGATGCCCTCAGCCACTTCCGGCTCCAGCACTACACCCGCCGCCGTGAGGAAACTCACGATGCCGAGCCAAGTGCTCCGCTCCCGTAGACGTGCCATTAACCAGTCGAACATGTCACTCTCCTCTGTATAGCTATCCGCAACGCGGACGTATATACTCACCTCGTGAAAGCCAATGCCTTCACTGTCGCCCTTGCGCGAGCGTCATCCATCTGGCGCTCGATCAGGTCAGTTTCTTGCTTGGCCCTCCGTGCCTTAGCGCTTCGCAGGACTGAGTCCATGATCCCATCCATGGACGCTTCCCGTGCAACCACCTGCAGCATCCGCGAGTCCCCTTCACGCTCTGCTTCAGCCCAGGCGCTGCCAAGCTCAGAGATACGCGATCGGAGTTCATCCTGGCGCCTCCACAGGAGCCCAGAAGTCTCGAACCGTCGCTGGATGTCCGTGGGAGTCAGGCCCAGCGCGAACAAGGCACCCTGTCCCAGAGACACATCCGAGAGCAGCTTGTTGCCGGTGTTGAGACTCCGAAGGCTTCGATCCTCCAGCGCCTGCATTGCCTTGTACATTGTCCTGGGCGCAAGCGCGCGGAAGAACTGATCCCGTGTCCGCGAGCTAGCCATTGGGCTAGTCCCTGTGGCGGACCACTGATCCATCATCCCACCGATAGCCTTCCCCAGCGCCGACGCGCGATCCATCAGCGCGAAGCTGTACAGCATGCTCACGTCCCGCCCCAGGTCCGAACCCGGCGCCGCTGCGGAACCCTGCAGGGAAATCCCCGCGAACCCGGGGAGCCCGTAGAACATCCCGTCCATGAGTGCCCCAGTCACGTCCTCACCCAGGAGGTCTTCTGCCTCCCTCCTGTAGCCAAACCCATTGTAAGTCTGCTCGATCATGGACTTGTCAGAGAACGCCTCCACCGCGCCGTCCATGAGGGAGTATCCTGGTATGCCGCCTGCACCTGCAAGCACGCCCGTCCCAGCCATTTGCCACAGCAGTGGCGCCCAGTTCGCGCGCTGAACTCCCTCGTTGGTATACAGCATGAAGTTGGCGATATAGTGCGATGACCAATTCTTGAACAGCCCCAGGGTGCTCCCGACCGCGCCTTGCATGAGCCTCGATCTATCCGCGGCGGTGTACAGGAACATCGTCCGGTCAGTAAACTGCTTCGCGAATTGGTACAGCGCCTCGCCCTCCAGCCCGTGGAAATCTCTCCCTGCAATCCGTCCGAGGACAAAAGAGTGACCACGCGCTAGGACCTCCGTCCGCGCCGGGAGATAGCTAGAGATAGCCTCTACCCCAGCAAGGAATCCCTCGCTGTCCTTCCCAAAAGAGCTGCGCATTAGCACTCCCAGGCTGGATTTCTGCCCCACAAACTCCTCAGCAAACCGTGGGTCCAGGGCACCCTCTCGCATCCCCCTGGCGATGTCCGCGATCAAGTATTTGTCCGCCCCGGCCAGCTCCTTGAAACTCTGGCGCAAAATCTTCAGTGGCTCTAGCACCGATGCACTGCCACGGATAACACCGTCTTTGCCTATCAGCGGCACTGTAGTGTAATGCCGTTGCAACACCTGGATTGGCGCGTTGAGCACGTAAGCAAGCTCTGGCATTGAGGTCTGGATTGTAGTCGCAGCGTTCAGCAGCGGGAACCCCAGGTTGCCCATGCCCAGTGTCCACTGGAACATCAACCTATTGGACTGGCGGAAAATCTTCGAGGCCCCATTGCGTCCGAGAAAGGGCTCCAGCGGCTTGTCTACATAAGACTCGATAAGCTTTGCCACTGGCCCAAGCTGGCCTGAGAGGTCATTCAAGCGCTCTTGCAGCTGGCGCTCCAGCTCAGGCTCTTCCCCTCGCAGCTTGCTGAGTTCCGAGGTATACAGCCCGTCTTTCCGTACCATGTTGTCAGCGATCAGCCTCTCGCGCGCGAAGATGTTGCGCTGGACAAGTTCCCTGAATTCCCGCAGAGTCATCGGCTCCGTAGAACCCATGAAGCCCTGGACACCCTTGGCCTCTTTAAGAAACGCGGGCGAACCCCCTACCCGAAGGGACTCCGCTGCCAGATTGCTCGCGCGCAGGAACTCATCTGAGCTCATGTTGATCTGGGCCGCCAGGTTGAGCTCCTCCGCAAAGCTCCGAGTTCCCAGCACGGACACCTTCATGAAGTCTCGATCCTGCCAGCGCACTGGCATTCCCTGCGCGCCCAGCTGCTCAGTGATCTCATTCGCCTCCCGCACTGCAGAAGCCTTATCCCGCCCGCTGGCTACCCAGACTACATCGCCGCGAGTCCCATCAGGGTTCACCTTCCGCACAGCGATACGGAAGTCCCCGCGCCAGGCCCGCGACAGCATATAGTGTCCCGGCAGGGGCACGAACTTCCCGCCATCCCCAAGGCCCTGCAGGATACCCAGCCGCCGGTTGAACTCGACATCCAGCCCTTGCAGCCTTCGGAACAGGCTCTTCACCCCTTCCGAATAGGCACCAGACTCAACGGCCTCTAAGGGCAGCCTCTTGACAAAGATCACGTTGACGTCCACGAGGTCTCTATCCGTGAACCCTTTCATTATATCGTCCAGACCGCCCTCGCGCTCGACCTTCCCAAGCAGGGTCCGCACCGCTGACTGCCCCAGGGCGAACTTCGGCACACCAAAGACGATCTCAGCCGCACGTTGTTCCGCGCGCGAGAACGCGTACCGGGCCGCGCCCCAGAGAGCCGACGCGCGTGGACTCGCGGTGAACTGCGCCAGCGTAGGCGAGACAAACATCTTCAGGAACCGCCCAGAGTTCAGCCCCGCTTGACCTATCTCCTGAGCCAGGGTGCGCAACTCGGGGCTGGCGCTCCGTTCCAGCATCGCAGACAGCATTGGCCCCATGGCCTTCGGGTTCCGCACTGCCTCGCCCAGGAATTCCCGTGTGGAGGTCGCCTCCAGGATATCCACGAATTCCCTGTAGATCGGCACACTCATCTTTTCCGCAGTGCGTATCTGTGCCTCAATAGGCCCAAAGGCATTCATCTTCACGTTGCGGGAAAACCCCGCATAGCTGCCCGGCGCGAAGAGTTCTGGCCTGTCGGTTTTAAAGATCACCCATTCATCCGCAGCGCCAGTCTTGTGCGGGTCCCCACGGAACTTCTTGGCCATCACGAACAGGCCCTCATTGCGCTCCTTGGTAACAAAGAGGTTCTGCCCCCTGGTTGGCCCCATGGACTCTTGCAGTTGAGTCAGCAGCTTCTTCGCCTTCGGGTCTGTTCCTGGCTGCACCACCCGCAGGAACTGGGTAAATTCCTCCAGGCGCCCCTCGAAGCCAGGCCCGAGTCGCTCTATCTCATCTGCACTTCGACGCAGTGCCTGGTGTGGGAAGGTCTCAAGTATGCTGGCAAGCATCGAGGCGCGGATGTTCTCGTCTTTGATCCCACCGCGCCCGACAACATTAACTCGGAAGCCTCCCTCCCTGAGTATACTTTCCAGCTTGCGCGAGCGTTGCTGGCCATTCGCGCCGTCAAATGCCCGGAAGTGTTTTGTCTCCAGCGCAGGGATAGTCCTCTGTGAGCGAATATGCTGGATGAGGTCCCGCTCATAGTCATCCATTGCCAGCCGTACATCATCCGCATGGGGCTGCTGGCGCAGGGTCCTGAGCTTCCGCAGCTGCACATGCGGCACGGCGTTCAGGTTAATGTCCCTCGGGAGCAGAGCCTGGAGCTTTCGCCCTGAGCTTTGCAGCCGGCGCTTCAGCGGGATAGCCTGGGTGAAGCCCTTCAAGAGCCCGGCGCCGCCACCTATGAGGGCCAAGTCCAGCGCTGCGTCCCCGGCTACCCCAGCGGGGTCCTCGCCCAGCGTCGCGGCGAGAGCCACCCTCCCAGCCTCAAACGGCAGCAGCGCGCCGGTGGTCTCCAGTACCGTGGCCCGCACCGGCCTGCCAGCCTTAGCCGCAGCCTCTGCCCCACGGAACAAAGAGCTCACCAGCGGAAGCGCCTTGGAAGCTGCTTGCACTGGACGCAGGAACGGCACCAGGAAGGTCGCGCCTTCGCCTAGGAGTTCCGAGGTCAGCCCTAGCGCAGGGTTCCTTTGTCGAAACTTATCCACACCCTCCAAGGGGTCCAGCCCGATGAGTTCCGGGCCGGCGGCGGAGATAGCACTCTTCCCAAAGAGCTCAACTCCCTCCAAGAAGTCAGGCTCAGTCGAGGGCGTCCCTATCAGGGCACGGACACGTTGTTCGCTGATGGGCACTAGGGACCTGCAGGTGCCGGGGCGGTGATGCTACGGATGATCCAGTCTGTGAGACTCTGCCTGACGTCAGCCATGTCCTCAGGCTGTACACGTGTCATCAGGTCTTCCAGGCTTTCGTATCCGAAGGCTACAGCTGCTTGGTTATAGAGTTCCTGCGCCCGCGCTGGGTCTTGCGCGATGAACTGCATTCCCTCCGCGCGGGCAGCTGCAGGGATTTCCCCAGCCATAGCCTGCTGCAGCTGCCATTGCTCCAGCGCGTTCATCGACTGCGCCGCCGCGATGTTCCCGTACAGCCCTGCAATAACCCGCAGGTTGGCCGCCGCGCTTTCCATGCGCGCCTGTGCTGCGTTCATGTTCTCACTTGCGGCGGCCAGACGGTTTTGCTCATTCTCCGAGCGCACGTCGAAATCTGCGCGGGCGATCTGGCTTTCCAGCTCTGCTTGCGTGCGCGCAAAGTCCTGCTGCGCCGCTGCGAGTTCAGCCTCTTCTGACCGCTGCTGCTGGTCCAGCGCCGCCATGGACTCCAGCCCACCGGCGCCCGCCCCGGCAAGCAGCCCCGCAAGGCCAAAGTCTCCTAGCTCAGTGAGTCCCTGCAGTCCACCACGCGCGATCCCCGCCAGGATGTTCGACGTGCGCAAGTCCTGATCCTCCTCCAGTGGCTGAGGCTCCCCACGCTCTAGCGCTTCCCGCGCGGCCTCGAAGTCAGGTGACGCCACGTCGCGCGCCTGGATTGTAGGTGCAGCCTCCGAGGTCTGCCCAAGCGCATCGAGGACAGACTGAAGCGCGCCGAGGTCAGGCCCGCCAGCAATTGCCGGAGGTGCAGTGGGAGCTGCCGCGGGAGCCACCCCAGGCACAGAGACTTCTGTTGCCGGTGCCCCGATCGGCTCGGATAAGAAATCATAGATACTGGGGAGCCCAAGAGTCCCCACATCAATAAGCGCATTTGCTGCTCCGCGCAACATATGCTCACCACGCGGGGCGCCAGGCTCAGGGGGACCAAACCGCGGTGTCGGCGAGGTCAGAAAATCCCCAATCGCATCGAAGGTGTCGCTAAGAAAACTTCCAGGATTAACATTGTAGCCCGGGTACAAATCCGCTGGCCCTGGCGCTGGGAAACTTGGAGTCGCCGCGGACAGGTCAGGCCCCAGAGCCGGGTGGAATGCAGCGGCTGGAGAGGCTGCAGAAGCTACAGGAGGCGCAGAACCAAAGGTGGGCAGACTCACATCGGGCGCGCCGGCAGGAACAAAACCCCTGGTTGCGCCAGTGGGCTGCACAGCTGGCACCGGGAGCCCTGTTGTCTGCGGGAACGGGTTGATGCTCCCTTGCAGGAGCAGAGCTTGCAGGATGTCCGGCGTGATCGAACCTTTGAGTTCTGCCATCTGCTTATCCTATATATCCGCGTAGCCCGGAGGACCTCGACGACCTAGCCTTGCTGCTGTGACTGGAGGTGCAGCGTAAGGCATTCCACCACCACCTCCGAAGAGGTTTGTGAGCGCCCCAGGGAAAGCCCCGCCGCCACCGAACAGACTCGCGGCCATCCCGGCGCCTCCAAGGAGCCCCGTGGCAATCTGCGAGCCAATTCCTGGAGTCCCACCAGAAACAGTTCGAGTATCGCTGGTCGTCCCCGAGGACCCCGCAGGGATAGTGCTGAGGATATTGGCCTCAGAGATCAGTGGCCTGAACGCGGCGCCTTCTGCCTCAGCCCGCTGCGCCAGAGCCTCTTGGATTGGCAACGCGTCCAGGGCACGTTGTCCGGCACCGGCGCCTCCGATAAGCTGCGCCGCAGGCAGCCCTGCCGTCGCGCCAGCAGTCAGCATCGCGAGCGCCTCGTCCCGCAACATGCTCTCCCTGGCGAAATTCTCTCCAACCATCCGCGCGGAGATATCACCAGTGGTTGTGCCGACATCCCGCCCTGCCTGCCGGATAGTCTCAGGCAACCGGATATTGTCTCCGGCGCCAAACAGTTGAGCCCTGGATGCAAGCTCTGGCAGGATGAGCTCGCTGAACTGTCGCTCTACTGGACGGATTGCCGCAGCGATGTTCTGCGCCAGCGCCGGGTTGCTCGCCGGGTCCAGGGTGTCCCCTCGCAGGCGCGCCAGGGCAAGCTCTCCGGCAGAGGCCCCGCCCTCAGCAAGCAACGGCAGAGCCTGGCGCCCAATGCCCTCCGCGAGCCCCAGAGCCTCAGTCTCCCGTGGGTCTGCCTGAGCCACGAACGGCCCGGCAAAGGGTGTGCTCGGCGCCCCAAGACTTGCAGCCCTCGCGCGCGGCGCAAGGCCAGTCTCTGGATCAAAGAAGAAAGGCCGGATGTCAGAGGAAACCGTGTTGTCCGACTTCCCTACCGTCTTGGTCACTTCATCGCTCTTGCCAAAACCCATCACAGACTCCTAGGCATCATGCAGTTTCTTCACCAACGTCACCCGAGACTTAGCATATTGCGGCAGCAGCTTGATCCAGCCCTCACGACCTTCAACCTCAACCTCAGTGCAATTCTGAGCCTTTGCCCAGTCTTCGATCCCGCTGATCTTGTCCATCCAACGCCTGATACCAGTACCACAAACCCCAGTGATAGTACAGACTTTCTTCAGCGGAAATGTTGTAACATACGTGAAGCATATACCCAGTATCTGCGGCCCTTCTGAGATACACCAGAGCTGCAGCTTTCCATGGAAGAGGTCTCCCTGGAGGTCCCCCGGGCGGTACTTGGCCTCTAGCATCCGCTCAAAGCCGTCCATATGCCACAGCCTTGGCAGTGCAGCCGCGGCGGCTTCGCTGGGTATGAGAGATAGGTCTATCACATCGTTGCCGTTGCTACGTTGCCGTACACAATTACTGATAAAAACTCTGGGTTCTGTGCATGATTTGCTGCATCTGAAACACTGATCCGAAATACATCAGATGCAGTATCTTGAATACCTATATTATGAGGATTGCCACCCGACGAGTCTACTATAGCACTTATAGGATACCAACCATGAGTAGCTGTCGTTGTCACTGTAGCCATGTCCACAGATAAAAAGATATCAAATACACCTGTAGAAATTCGTTCCATGTTCCCCACATTATGCCCAAATATGGGGGCTACTTGTGTTGCAGTTGCAACTGGACGATGAAATGAACCAACAGCAACTGGCATCAGCGGATGGTGCAGCAGCAAATCAGCTGGAATAGCCTTGGTGCCATTGGTGCCAGCTTGGACCTCGGTCGCGGTAGAGAGCTGGATACCCCCAATCGCATCATGGCGGGTCTCCCACAAGGTCCCCCAAGCCGTGGTATAGTCCCCATTAGCCGTCGCTGTGGCTGTGACGGTTTGCAGGATGTACTCTGACGCGGAGCCCACAGCCAGTCGCGTGGCCGCTTTGTCCAGCCCGGCAATCACGATGTCGCCCTGGGTTGTCACGACCTGCCGCGAGTCCGCCGAGATATGCCATTCGGAGGCGCCTGAGATGATGGTGATTGCAGCGTACTGGGCACTCAATACTATCGTGGTAGCCCCGTCGATTGTCTCCGAGCCGTTTCCATCCACAGTGACGGTGTTGGTGCTGGAGTCGATCTTCTTGATTGTTGTCTCCAGCCCGGCGCCCGCAGAGGCCAAGGTTGGCAGCGTGACCGTGCGGTTCGCGCCCGAGGCATCCACCGTCACCAGCAACTGGTGTTCTGCCAGGGTGATGGTGTAGTCTGCAGTCTTGGCTAGGACAAGGCTGTCCCCTAGCGAGCCCCGGATGATCCAGCCGTCGTCGGAGGAGTTCCGCTGCTTGAGCACGTTGTTGGTGGTGTCTGCCCAGAGCATATAGGCAACCGTAGTGCTCGGCGCGGAGGCGCCTGACTGCAGCGACGTGATAGCCGCCAGGGCGTTGTTCACGTCCGTCCTGAAGTTCGGGAACGTCTGGTTGGCAATATTGAAATCGTGCTGGCTCATCCTCGTAGCTCCGTCACCAGTAGCGTCGCCCGGGACAACTCAGCCGGGCCTGTGAGGTTAACCTTGTAGATCACGTCTTGGTCCAGCGGCTCTTCCAGGGCCATCATGGAGATGGAGCCGCTCCCCAGAGAGACCTCATCGTAAACACTTGTGGTGCCACGCACCATCTGCCCAGTGACTTCTGCGTCAGCCTGCGCCATGAACAGCACAACAGTCAACGCCCTTGGCTGCTTCGGCACCGAGACAGTCAGGACCTCAGCCGCGCTGTCTCCCAGGGTCTGCGCATCCATCGCAACCGCGCGCCACGCAGGACAGGCAGAGTATCGCGCTAGGTCTGTCAGGTAATCCGACAGGGCTCCACGGAGGTCTGTCAAGAACCCCTTGACGTCAGCCCTGGGAAGCGGCAGTTGCGGAACCCGAAATACCATCAGAAATCATCCCCTCCAGCGACACCCAGGACCTCGAACCCACCCAGACGAAAGGCATCATCAGTGGCTGTGCATGTCAACTTCACGGTCAAGAATGCTGTCTCCCTCTGGGAGTTGGTGAACTCAAACCCATCCGCAAGCGCCGCAGCGGTGTCCCAATCAATCGAGTCGTCTATGTCCTCCTGGTAACCCAGGGTAATGTTGCAGCCTGCCCCTGCTAGGTCCCTGATCCGCGTTCTGACCACATCCACGAACTTGTGAACATCAGGGTCCCCGAGGTCCAGCGGCTTGGTCTGGACACTTTTCGCTAGCGCAGACCCGGCAGCGTTGTCCGTGCGCCCTTGTGCAAAGAGCCCACCAGTGGCTGTACCCCCAGTGGGGTAGTCTAGCACAGAGCGCTCTGTCGCCGCGCTCCGGCCGTAGTCCCCGATTGTCCAGCTGTTGTTGAGATATCCATAGGCCAGGCTTTCGCTATTGTCTGTATCGGACCCCTTGGGGTAATACCAGACAATGCGGCTTTGCGCCTCATCGTGCCAGCCCCAAATCTTGGTCTGTTGCGCTGTGTTGAGGTTGTCGGTGATGTAGGAACGGAGCGCAGGGTCGCTTATGTAGTCAAAAGCCTCACTCCCATCACTCGCCCAGATACCCAGAGGTCCCCAGCCATAGTGCCGCCCGTTGGCCTCCACTACCGAGTGTTTCGACAGCGCGCCAATCCCTGTAGCCGCGCGCTTGTGCCCGAACATGAACGGCGCCTGGACAAAACTCAACCTGAACGAGGCATTCGCTCCGTACATCATGATAGCATCGCCAAGCATCACCGCCGCGACCATGGCCCCCGGGAGCTCGCGCACAATCGCCTGTCCTGCTGTTGGATACTGCACAGGGTCCCAGTTCTCTGGCTGACCCGCAGCGCACCAGGAGTACCCGCGGTCGGAGTCCGAGGTGTTAAACAGTAGGAGGAACTGACCCAGGCGCAGCACGATCTCAGCGGTGTCCACCAGCACCCCCGCGAGGGCAGCAAAGGCAGTGGTCTCGTCCTCCTTGTAGACCTGCACAGCATCAATCCCGTTGGCGGCGAAGGTCCAGTCCCCCCAGGACTCCATGCTCCAGAGTGTAGCCGGCGTGGTTTCCAATTGGTCAGTGAAGCCCTGGTAGGGGCCGCCCAGGCTAGCTACGGCTCCGCCTGTGGTTCGCTGGAGACTTGTCGCCGTGCCGATGTAAACCGCAAGGCCGCCGGTGGACAGGCGCTGTTGTAGTAGGCCGTTGATGGGAACAGCAAGAGAATTAGAATAGGTAGTCCCTGGACCACCATCATCGAAGTCCCCAGGTGCATCATCGAAATCTCCCGTTGCGTCGTCGAACAACAGAGGGAACCCGTCCGGGGTGTTCCAGCCTTTGTCGGTTAGCACCGCTCCGTCATGGAACACAACATTGGAGCCAGTTTTCCACAGCGGTACACTGAACTCATGCACAGAGGGAAACACCCCGGAGTCCAGGGGAATTTGCACAGTGTCCTGGATCGACGCGCGCTTGGGATATGCAGCGAGCCGGTCAGCCATCAGAGGGGTACCGCATCTGGAGGTTGCCTCCGCCGAACTCAAGCGAGGTCTCAGCGATGTCCATGGTGTCGTAGATTTCCTGGCGAATAGCCTGCCAGCGCTTCATTCCCTCAGTATCCCGAAGGCGCGCGGAAATATTATACATGACCTGGGCCTCCACGAGGTCATCCCCGTTGGTGAACCACCAGCTGGTCGCGGTCCCGGTCCCGGTGCCGAAGTTGGAGAACTCGAAGAACCCGGCCTCGGCAACTTCTGTGCTGGCTGTTTGGGCATTCAAGACCAGGTCCACGTCCCGATCCAGCCAGAACGCGGTAGGGACCCCGGTAGTCGCGGTGCTGTAGGTGGTAGTCCGCGCGGACAGGTCCTGAGGCTTGATCTGATCCAGGTAGATGAATTCACTATTGGAGTCCACAATCCGCAGGAAGTCCACCCGCTTGACCAGCTTATCCGTAGCGCTGAGGATATCCGCGAGCACCAACCGCCGGGTCGCAGTGGTCATCGAGATCGAGCTCGCGAAGAAAAACATGTTGTGGAAGTTGTTGTTCCGCTCCAGCTGGCGCACAGCTTGCTTGATCCGGATGAGCAATACATCATCCAGCGCTGTACCCCGGCCCAGGGTGGCCGAGATATTGGTCAGGACCTCGCCAAGGTCAGCCGCCATCCTCCGCTTCCTTCTCGCCCTCGGTTATAGTCTGGGCTTCCTTCTCGATCGAGTCCTCGATAAACTCAATCCCAGCAGTTGTGGCTTGGGAGTCCGCGAAGGCTTCCACGCGCCACGCGCCAGAGTCCAGTATCCCAAGCGTCGGCTGGCAGGGGCCGTAGCCGTAGAACAGGTCGTCCTTGCCGGTGAGCCTGGGCATGGTGTCCATCAGGAAGCTCCGAGGCGCCACCGAGATAGTGTGCCCCATCACCTTGCCCATGCCGATCCAGTACTCCACGTTGCAGCGTCCGTGTTCGTAAGGGTTCTCCCGCCCGGGTATTTTGTAGTTGTAGTCACACCCGAACAGGTCGATCTTGCCCGGCTCGCCCGCGAGGTCGAAACAGAGATACGCATAGGCAATCGCGTAGGCAACCGAGTTGACCAAGTAGGAGGACTTGTACGCCTGGATGACTTCATGCAGCGGGTACTCCATCGTGCAGGACAGGTCCTCGATCGCTCTGCAAGTCACCACAGGAATGTCATGATGCTTGTAGATGTCTAGGTAGCGTCGGTGAGGCTCCCAGGTCCAGTCGTGGATGTTGAACGAGCGGTGATGGCGATAGCAGAATGCAGCGGCGTTGACTGTCCAGACTTCGCTTCCCTCAGCGTAGAAGCGGTGATGTTGGTCGTACCCAGCGGTGATCCAATCCAGGCCGGAAGTTCCCATGCCTAGAATGGTAACGTGGTTCAGCGGAATAGGCTGTTGGACTCGCTCTTCGCCAAGTCCAGACAGCCGAACGGGTAGGGCCGGAGGAGGGGCCGAAGCCCCTCCCTCAACCTTCCGTGCGTCTTCGCCCACCTAGCTGGACCTCGGGACCATGTACAGCAGGAGCCCCGTGCGGCCGGCTGTGGCCGTTGTGGTCTGCTGCGATGCGTAGATGATCTCGTCGCCCTGGGAACCCTCGTAGGTGATCCACGCCGTGGCTGTGGAAAAGATATTGAGGGCGCCGGTAGCCGTGTCGGTAGCAAAGATGTAGTCATCGAGGATGGCGTCGTCATCCTCCTTGGTGCCGATTGTGAGCGTGCGGGCCGTGGCGGTGCCTGTACCAAAGGCAGCCTCCACGGGCACGATAGCGCCCACGATCTTGAAGTCGAACGGGGCAGACTTCGAGCCCACGTTGACGTTGGTGGTTGCCGAGCTGTGGAGCATGTAGCCAAGGTCCATGATGTACAGACCAATGGCTTCATCTCCCCTCTGTCCCTGGTTCGTCGCTGTCGCAGAGAAACCAGGGACTTCCCGCAGGACCCCATCGGGCACGACCCCACGGGACCGTGCTTCGGCGATAGGGTCCCGACGGATGGCTTGGGTAGCCGTTGCCATGTGTCAGTCCTCCTTACGAGTCAGCCGCGGCCGAGGACACGCCCTTGATGAGGAAGTGCGAGAGGGGGTGGTGAATTTCCAGTCCCATCTCGGTGAGGTAGCCAGCCTTGAGGCCGTCCACGCCACGGTCCTGCATGTCGTTCTGGAACTTGGTGTCGCTGTCCTTGAGGGGACGATACACCAGCTCAGCCATGTCGAGGACCACCATCCACGAGTTCCGGGCGGTATAGTCGGCAGTGCCGGTTGTGCCTCCGAGGAGGCGATTGAAGAGCGGGTGAGTCTTGCACACCAGCTCGCCGAACGGGCAGCTCAGCCGCGTGACCGCCATTCCAAACTCCTTGATCCCCGACTGGATGTTCCAGGTCGAGTTCTTCCGGATGATCTGGTTGAGGGTCAACAGGGCTGTATTGCCCAGGAAGCAGACCTTCTCCTGAGAGCCCCACCGGAACATGCGTTCCAGCCAGCCTTCCAGGGTTTCCATATCGACTGCCGTGCCGGCGTTGTTGACGACGTTGGTTGAGTCGATATACTCGATGGCGCCGCCTGTCGTGCGGAGCGGCTTGCCATTGCGCGTGGTCTCAGTGCGGGTTCCGAAGAACAGGGCTTTCTCAATCGCCTGCTGGTGATCCTCGAAAGCCTCGCGCTTCGCTTCCTTGAGTGCATCGCCCGTGCGAAGCCGAGTCTTGAGCGCCGTGCGGGTCGCCTCCAGGGTGTTCCGGAAAATCTGGGTGTAGTTGTACACCTTGACCGGATCGTAGTTGATGCCTGTCGGCGCCGGCGAGCCTTCCTCGAAGGCTGAGCCGATGACGAACAGGTTGGGGTTAACGCCGGCGCCGGTGGCGGTGATTGCCGCCGCTGTGGCCGTGCCGGTGTAG